TGTAAATAGCGACACCATTATTTGCTACGCGCCAGTATTCGACTCCGCCTACTGCAATACCCAGCTGGTCCGCGCCGGGGCTGTAGATGCCGGTGTTGGGGTCGCTTACGAATGACCAAACGGGCAGCGCGGCCGAGCCTAAGGAAGAAGCTTCCAGCTGACCGGAGCTGTCAAGTACGAAGCGTTGTGTGCCTGCGCTTGTAAAACCAATTTGACCGGCGCCTACGCGGTAAATACCCGTAGTAAGATCGCCAGTGAATTTTATTGTAGGGCTTGCGGCGGTGCCAGAGGCGATACCGGCAACGTCCAACTTATCGGTATTGAGGTTTGTAAAGTTCGCATCAACCTCCGCGTGGGTTAGCGGAGTGCCTTTTGCGGCGCGAGTGGTGATGCTTGCCATGATGCTTAGCCGGTGAGGTCAGTATAGGGCAGTGGCTTAGGCATCAGGCTTCGTAGACCTGCCTAAACGTGGCACGTATCTGGTTATTATTGCAATTACTGAGCGTTACCTGCCAGTCCTCACACACGTACTTACCGGCAGAGCCCCGCGGTGGGGTCCAATCGAAGTTTTCCGCACCGCCGCGTGCGTCTAAGAAGGCGACGATAAGATCGCGCTCTGCGTCAGTGCGGTTGGAGAAGACGAGCTGCCACTCCTTAGGGTTGGTGTTTAAGCCGAATCTTATGCGCTGCTCATAACCATCACCTGCCGCAAACTTACGCACACGAGGTTTGCTTACCTCGGTGGGCTCGAAGGAGCTAACGTAGGTGAATGTGGCCATAAGTACAGCTTAGCGGCTTAGCAGGCCGCCAGGGCGTTGCTGGCGTACCAGCTCCGCTTGGACGGCTTGGGAAATTACGCGGCCGAGCTGCTCGCCTTGGCCGGCGTTGCCCTGGACCGATGTGCCGGTCGCATCGACGCTCACGTTTACGGTAACTGGAGCACCTCCACCTGCCTGCTCGACGCCGAGGCGCCCATTAGGGAGGCGGCGGAGCGGCATGATCGCCTCCGGGCCAGCCTCGCCCATAAGTCCGAGGCGGCCGGCGCCGCCGTTGGCAAATTTGAACAGGGTGGGCTGGTTGACAACGCCGCCCATAGCAAAGGGGACGATGCCGTTGGCGGCGTAGGCGTTGCCTAGGGCATTCAGCTTGATTCCACTGAACGCCAGTGGATTAAATTTGGCTTGGGTACTGCCAAACACAGAAGCACCAGATACCGGGCCAGCGCCAGAAAAACTGAATCCGCCGCTGCTGCCGCCTATGGCGCCGATGATCTGCATAACGCTACGCAGAATTAGCTGCTGGATGATCATACGCGATGTACTTTCCAGCACACTCTTGGCGAACTCTTGGAAATTCGCCTTACCCGTCGCGGTTAGGCTGAAGATGGCGTCCTCGACGCCTTTGATGCCGGTCTGGGCGAGCTGGGCCGTGGCCTCACGCATGGTGCCGATTGACTCGACGTAAGCTTGGGCACCATCACGGAACCCGCCGCCTAGACTGCTATTATAGTTTTCTTGGGCTATGTAGGCTTCTTGCAGTAGGCGAATACGCTCAGCAAACAGCTCATTAGTTTGATTGAACGCTAAGATGTAGTTGGATTCTGTTTCCAGACTAAGATTAGGCTGACTTAGCTCGCGCCGATATGCGCTAAGCATCTCATCCCGCTCTCGTAGAATTTCTGTAATTTTAAGCTCTACGTTAATACGCTCAGGGGATACACCCTCGCTAGCTAGACGATTACGAATCTTTTGCAACTCATTGCTATCGCGGAGTTCTTTGTTTTGCTGCTTCAGCGCATCTGTGGCTCTTAGCGTGAACTGCTCAAATAGCGCAGCGCGTTCCTTAGGTGCATTGATTTCGATAAGTTGTTGCTGAGCTTCGGCCTGCGTTACGTCGAGGCCCTCGATGACCGCACCACCACTGGATTTGATTGCGCGATTCTGCTGGGTTGCGGCGCCTGCCGGCATCCGTGCCGATCCGCGCTGCAGATGCAAAAGCCGCATCGGGCCATCCTTTGTATTTATCTCTACTGCGTATCCGCCTGCACCTGTAAAACCTAGATCGCGCAGTAACGTGGCGCCATTTTTTAGTGTTATGCCACTGCCTGAAGGTGTTCCAAAATCTATACCCGCGTGAAAATTACGGCCGAATAAGCTCCTGGGACCGTAAGGGCTGGTAACCCCGTAGCTAGAAGGAGCACGACCATTAACACTTAAATAGCGGTCTGCATCTGCGGCTGTAATTCGACGACCATCGGCCCAGCGTGCGTCTAGGTGAGGGCCGGTGCTTTGCCCCGTGCTACCCGTTCTAGCAATGACACCCGTAGTGCCGCGTAGCATTGCTGCACCTTGGGCGTCAAAGGTGGCACGTACTGCAGCACTTTGTTGCGTCTGCTTAGCCAGGCGTACGTCTTGAACTGCGCGGACACGGCGCTCCTCGATTTCGCGCAAGCTGCGCTGCAGATCCTCAAAGTTGCTTACGATGTCGCGTGCTGCACCAGTTTCGCGTAAGATGCGGTTCTGCGCTTGAGCGTCGTCTAGGCGTTTCTGCAGCTCATAGCGTTGGCGGTCCAGCTCGATTTGGTGCTGGAATACCCTGTCGGCTGCACGCAGCTGCTGGTCGAGCAGGGTGTTGGCCAGGCGCTGTTGTTCGGCAGCCGCAGCTTGAGCGTCACGCGCGGCCTTGTCTGCAGCTGACTTTTTCTTCTTTTCGTCGTCTGTGGCGGGGGTGGGAAATGTGGACAGACCGGATGTAGCTGCAGGGCGTTGCGCAAGAGCGTTAATGCCCGCTCTATACCGAGATTGCGCTACCGCCAGATCGGCCAGATCCGCGTCTATTTGCTTCTGTAAAAACTCTTTTCTTGGCTTAAACGGTGTTGTAGCTTGCTCTGCTTTGGCCTGTTTAATTTTGTCTGCAAGGTATTGATATGTATCGCCTGCGGCCTGTACCTGTTTTCGCAACGTAGCTACATCGGTAGCACTTCCCCCTATTTCTTGAAGCCAGTTTTCACCTCTACTAGCTGTGCTAGCCCGCTTTAGTCTGTCTTTAGCCGCGTTCAACTTATTAAGATAATCTAGTACTACGACAACACCTGCGATACCCACTGTAAGAATTATAGGCTTAGCGAAGGATAAGGCCAAGGCACTTACAGCACCGCGCAAACCCGCAAGTTTTGTGGTTAGACCTCCGGCGTTAGCTGCTGTTGTAGTTAATACGTCGCCTGTAATTTTAGCTGATGCAGCAGTAGTTGTAAACATAGATGCAATGTTTACAGCGGCGAGTGTAGCCATGGCGCTACGCAGCGCAATTAGACCTGCTGTAACGGCACCCAGCTGCAAGGCAAACGTTGCTAAGCCCGAGGCAGTTTTGTTTTCAATTAGAAACTCAAACGCAGCGGCTATGCCCTTCATAGCCGAAACTACTGACGGCGTAATTTTGGTGATGAAGTCGGCAAACGCACTTTGCAGCGAAGCACCAATAGGTTGCAGAGCGCGTCCCACCTCTAGCTGCATGTTCTTCATTGCAACGCTTAGGCGAGCGCCAGCCTCTTGGCTGGAAGCGGCAATCTTGAGTGCCGTTTGTCCGTACTCAGTGCTGATTAGCTGCAGGAACTTCATCAGGTCGTTCAGACCTACTTGGCCCTCCTGGAGCGCCTTCTGCAGTTGAGGGCCGGTCATGCCGGCCGCCTTGGCGAAGAGGGTGAAGGTGCCGGGCAGTCGCTCAGCGATCTGGTTGAGTTCTTCGGCGCTGACCTTGCCTTTGGAGAAGACCTGCGTGAGTGCGAGAAGGGCGCCATCGGCCTGCTCGGCGTTACCGCCGGTGGCTTTCACTGCCTCGCTGACCGCGCGGAACGCGAAGGCCGAGTCGCTTACCGTGCCACCGGCGCCCTTGACGGCGGCGCTCAGTCGGGTCATGCCCTGGATCGCAACCTCCTGGGGGATGTTGAGGTCGCGGGTTACGGAGTCGGCAGCCGCCAGAGCACGGGTGTAAGCGTCCTGTGAGCCGACGATGCCGCGCAGAGCGATCTGCAGCTTGTCGATGCGGGCCGAGTAGTCGGTGACGCCACCGAGCTGCTGGCGGGACATGCCGACCTGCGCACCAAAAGCCGCGCCAGCGAAAGCGCCGCCCACACCAAAAGGTAGACCGGCCAGGCCGCCGATCAAGCCCTCGGGGCCGCCAAAAATGCCACCGCTAAGCGCCGCGCCGACGCCCTGAGCGAGCTGCATCCCGCTTAGGCGACCGCCGCCACGACCGCGCCGTGCCAGTTGTCTGTCTATCTGAGTAAGTTCCTTATCAACCTCACGCAATGCAAGTTTGTTATCACCTAAGGTGTTGCGTAGCGCTTCCCACGCAGCACGTTGCGCCTGTAGACTATTGATACTACCATCAGACGCAGCAGTAGCTTTGCGTATGTCATTAGCTACAGTTTCATAACTATTTCCCATCATTTCTATATTACCTAGAATCGGCTGCATACCGATTTGTCCAATCTGGTTATACAGACTGCTTATCTCTCTAGGAGGCATAGGCATTGTCTGTGCAGCTCTTGCCTGCTCAGCCGCACGCGCAGCAGGTCTGTTGAAGTAATTGGCTACGGTAGCAGCGTTAGCGTAAGAGGTCTGTGCGTTAGTAGCTTGCGCAGCATTAGTGCTCACGGCTTTATAGCTCTGCGCAATAGCGTCCAACTGCCTTTGTAGTCTGTTCGCCGCGCTCGCGTTACGGGCATATTCAGCCGAACCGGAAGACGTGGTTGTATCAAGCTGCGCCATTTCAGCGCGTAAAGCGCCGATAGCTTCCTCCAAGTTTTGTGCGCTGCGTGCTGCTCTACCCGTGTCCAGGTCACGAACCAGCGATTGCGCAAACCCACGAGTAACCCGCGAAGCGTCACGCTGTATGTAGGTCAGCCTAAGCAGGGTGTTTAAGTAGTCCTCGGTTCCTCTATCTACGTTTGCAAGGTCTTGCCGTACTTCTTTAAGAACTTGTGCATAGGCCGCGTTTGTATTTGGCAGAGTCTGGAATACTCCGGCGTACCGAATCAAACCCTCTACATCAAAATCCTGTGTACCGCCTCTAGCGGGCGTGAACTTTACAGTCCTAGCACTGGCGGCAATTACATTTTGTCTTTCGTACAGGCGTGTTAAAGCTGTCTCAACCTTTATTACACCACCTAAAGCTGTGACGTACTCGTTAGTTAGTGGAGTCTGCTGAGCAAGAGACTTTTGACGCTTAGACAGCTGGCTCTCTAGGCCAGGTACGCCTAACTTTTCAAATCCAGACTGTATAGAGGCTATGCTTTGAACTTTTGTGTTAAAGGAGTCTAATTGTGCTTCGGCAGACTTAAGCTGAGCCTCGTATGCTTTAACATCAGCTTTTAATTTTTTGAATGTTGTACCGTTTACATCTGCTTGCTGCTGCAAGCCCTTTAGAGCAGCAATCTGCCCTTTGATTACCGCAATGCTATTTGTTGATTCCTTACCAAAATCTATAATCTCTTTACGGGTTTTTGCTAGTTGCGTTTCTGTGGCATTAGTTACGTTTGCCAGACCGCGAAACGCACCTTTTAGCTTATCTATATTCTCAAAACCTTCCTGCTTTAACCTGAGGATAATATCCTCAATCTGCTTAGCCATCCTGCTTATCCTCCCCCTTAGCCAACGCGCTGAGAGCGGCAGTTTCCATGATCTGCAGGCCCTCCAGCATGTCGAGGCGGTCGTCCACGCAGTATAGGTCCATCAGGCCGCCAGGCATCAGCAGCACCTCGTATTTCAAGCCGAGATAGCCCGCCATGGTGGTGTTCCACTGCGTCTGCATTCTTAGGAACATCATTACGATGTCCCAGTTTTCGTCCCAGACCTCGTAAGGGGCGGCGGGTTCTGGTTGCGCATCTTCGGGCAAGACTAAGCCGAACACCTTAGCGTCGTCTTCGGTCTTATCCTCTTCGCGCTTAGTGCTTCCGCTTACCCAGAACTCCGCCGCACCCTTCAGTTTCCCGACTTAGCGCCGTCGAATGTCTCGGTGTAAGCCTTCAGGACACCGCGCACCCAGTAGGGGTCGTCGGCGAAGTCGGTGAGAGCTTCGATGGAGAAGGGGAGGTCGGTGCCGTCTTCGTCGCTGATACCTTTCCAGCCGAGCACGACGGCTTTGAGCAGGGGCAGATCGCCCTTCTCGCTGAGCTTGCCGAACTCCTTACGGCCCAGGCGCTTGAAGGTGATGTCGAAGGTGCTGGAGTCGAACGTGCCGCCGTCAGCGGGTTCTTCGATGGTTACAGGCCACTTGAAGGTTTTTACCTTCTTGCGAACGAACGCCATAAGTTGAGGGGCGTAAATGGGATGCTTTCGTACTATAGGCGCAAAAAAGCTAAGCCGGAAGCGAAGGTGCTTGCGGCTTAGCTAAGGCGGGTGCACGAGGCAATCAGCCTTCGGCGGTGGAACTAAGCGGTTGCGCCGGCGCAGTGTCCGCTTCCGGCTCAGCTTGCGCGGCTTCCGGCTCAGCTTCCGACTTAGCGTCCAGCTGAGGCTGAGCGGCGTCCGGCCTAGCGGGCTCGGTGCGGTCGAGCAGTTGCCACTTGCC